CATAAAATTAGTAATACTATCTTTAATAAAATAAGCTTCTTCTATATCTTTATTAACACTATTAATGAAGTCATCAGTATTAATGTAATTATTAACTATAGGATTAATTGTACTTGTTATTAATAATTCTTCTTTTTGACTTAAGTTAGTAACTAGATTTTTAAGATTCATTTATTTTTATCCTTTATAAATTATAATAATTTTTTCTATATTTCCATCGTTTATAATAATTTCTTTAGTTTTAGTTTTAATTGGATTAAATTCAGTCTTAGCTATATTATCTGTTGCTTCTTTAGGTTTATTACCATACCAATTTATAGGTCTAGGTTTAATATCATTAATATCTCCCGACAATAATACTTGAGCAACTTCTTTAGCTCTACTTCCTACTTGTTTATAATATAAACTTTTTATATTAGGATTACTTCCACATAAAAGTTCTCTATAAACACCTTCCCAGTTCTTATTACGCATATTCTTTCTACAAGTAGGGAAACCGTTAATAAAATCATTAGCTCCCATATTGTAAGTAATATTAATTAATGCCATTTTTCTTACAACATCTAAATCTTTATATTCAGGTATAGTTTTAGCATATTTAACATGATCATTCCAATCTTGTTGAAATAATTCTTCTGCTTTTTCTAAAGTAATTTCAGTATAACCTTCAGTATTTAAATGACCAAAACCTATAGTAGATTTTCCTAAACTATCTTTATAAGCTTTTAATCTACAACCTTCATATCCTTTTATCCACATTTGTGTTAATTCTATAATATTTCGATATTTCATAATCTCCATCCTTTTTAATTGTATATAAAATTATAATGTTAGGGGTATCGGTACCCCTAACATTAATATCATAAATTTTATTTTACTATTATAATTCCCATGGTTCTTTAGCCCAATCTGGTTTTATTGAATGAGGTCTTTTAGCTACAGATATAGGTGTTTCTTTTATAATCTTATCTTGACCTTGTCCAATAGATTCTTTAACTCTAATATTATTATCAGTTTTATTAGGTTCATTGGATTGATTAATATTAGCTTCCACTTTAATTTCTTTTTCAGCTGATTTCTTAGTATTTTCATTAATATTATTAAATACTTCTCCATTACCAAAGATGGCAGTTAGTTTATCTACAACTTTATCAAAACCCTTTTCCATATCTGCTATTCTCATTTCTTCTGTTTTAGTATATTTATTAGCTATGTTATTATTATTAACACCATCATCAGCTTTTACAACTGTTGATTTATTGCTATCTATATTTTGAATATTATCATTAACTTTAATAGCAGATGAAGTATTATAGTTATTAAGATTAACTTTAGATTTATCACCAGTATCTATAGCTCTGGGTTTTATTTTACTTATATCGCCTGTTGCTAAAACTTGTGCAACTTCAGTTGATCTTTTTCCAACTTGCTTAGCATATGTACTATTGAGAAGTTCTTTACCAGCTTCTAAATATTTACCTTCTCTTAATAATTCTCTTGTTTTCTTAAAGTTTAAAAATCCATTAGGACCTAAGTTGTATATTAAATTTAATAAAGAAGATTTTCTAACTGGATCTAGATCATTATATTCAGGTATAGCTTTAGCCATTTCTTTATGTTCTTCATAATCTTGATCAAATAACTTTTCAGCTTCTTGTTTAGTTATTTTATCATATCCTTCAGTATTTAAATGACCATATCCTATCGTACTATAACCAAGACTATCTTTATATTCGTATAGCCTTAATCCTTCATGACCTTTAATCCAATCTTTAACTATTTTATCTAATTGACTATCTTCTTTGTTCGCTATAGTTAAAGCTTTTTTACGTTTAGCTTCTATATTTTTTAATTTATTTAAAGCTTCTTTATTTTTATCTATTTTAGATCCAGTATCAGCTATTTTTCTATCTTCTCCGAACCATTTTCCACCCCATTCATCCTCTACTTTAGCATGGGTTTCTTGCATTCTAGTTTGTTTACCTTTATCTCTAGAACGCATCTTTTCAATAGAATCATAATTTTTCATAACACTATTAAGAAAATTCATACTTTGTTCATCTAACATAGAATTTTCTAATAGTAATTTTATTTCATCTTTAGTAAATGTCCATTTAATAAGTTCTTTACCTTCAGTATTAATTTTCCATTTACCCCAACCCCAAGGGTCATCTATAAGATCTAAATTTTCTAATGCTTGTACTAAATTATTAGCATCTTTTAAGATTGCTTTTTTTTCTTTTAATAATTTATATTTATTAGCCGCTTCAGAAGCTTCAGAAGTATCTTTACCAGTTTCTTCTTTATAGTCTTCTCTTACTTTCTGCATCTCTTTTTTATACTGATCAACTTTATCTGATTTCGAAGATCTCCAACTTTCTATTGTAGACCATCTATCCAAAGTATCTTGACAAAAAGCTTTGGCTTCATCGTCTAGTTTATCTGATTTTAATAATAGTTCTATTTCTTTTTTACTAAAGTTATATGTAATGGCATTTTTACCTTTAGAAGTTAGAGACCAATTACCCCAACCCCATGGATCTTTTACCATACCAGATTCTTTCATTACATCAACTAAATCATTAGCGGCTTTTACATCTTCATCTTTAGAATTATATTTATAAATACCATATCCTATACCACCAACAGCTGCTACACCTAATGCAGCTAATAATACTGGAGAAGCAGCAACTGCACCCGCACCTGCACTTATTGCACCTGCTGCGGAAGCTAACATACCAGCACCACCTGCGGTTCCTGCTGCGGCAGTTCCCCCACTAGCTAGTGCTGTTCCTGCTCCTGCACTAGCTAAAGATGTTCCACCTATTTTTAAAAAAGAACCAAGTTTACCTTTAGAAAGTTTAGACATAATACCGGCTTTTCCTTTATCTAATCCTTTACTAGCTAAAGAAGATATTAAACCTTTTTTCTTCGCTGAGGATGCTGCTTGGCCTAAGAGACCAGAAGATTGATCATAATCCTCTCCACCTCTTAATTGTTTTTCTTTATTCTTTTTAGAGGATAATAATGATTCCATCGAATTCAATGTAGGTTCTTCATTATCATCAGATAATAATGATATTATTTTATCTAGTTTATCCCCAACTAGTTCTTTTAAATCTTTTTTAGTAATTTTATTTTTACCACCTAATATATTATCTAATAATCCTGTAGTACCTTTTGTAATAGAAGAACCTAATCCAAAGATTCCTTTGAAATAAGATGGGAGTAATTTATCAGTTCCAAGTTTTAAAATACTATTAGCTCCTGAAAATAATTTACCCATTAATCCTTTACCACTTTTACTTTTTTTTATTTTATTAGTTATAGAACTTCCTAAAGGATTATTATTAACATCTACTAATCCAGTATTAATATCATCTTCAGTTATAAGAACTTCATTATTATTATCGAAAACAGGTTCTGTTATTTCTGCAACAGATTCAACTTTAGAACCATCTTCAAAATATACACCTTGTTTTAATTGTCTTATACTTAATAAAGGATTACCAGGGTCTACATTATCTTTTAAATATACATTAATATAATCTTGTTGTTGTTTTTTACCTTTTTTATTAAATAACATTTTACCTAATAATTTATATGGAGCGGTTGCTACTTTACCATAAGTAGTTATTCCAGTTCCTAATAAACCAGCTAAAGGACCTAGGGATTGTCCTGCTAAATCAAATCCTTTATTTAAACCTGATTTACCAACTTTAAATAAATTAGAATAAAATCTCCCATATAAATTACTAACTTTTTTAACACCAGTTCCAGATAATCCAGCTATTTGTTTTATTCTAGATTTTTTCTTTTTACTTTCTGATAAAGTTGATATAGCTAAATTAGGATTTATATTTAAATCTTCTGGTATTTGTGTGGCTATTTGATTAAGTTGCATTACATTTATTATCTCTTCCATCTTAGAATATATGTCGACCATATCATCCATCAATGTTGAAGAATTGTTAGTTAATTTCTCAACTAAAGTTGTTATTTCATTAGACTTTTGATAGTCTAATAAATTATTAATAGGATCATTAATTTTTTTAATAGTATCATTAATTTCAAATAAAGCTTCTAATATTAATTCTTCTTTTTCATTTTCAGTATTAGGATTAAAAGCTTGTTCTAATATCCCACCTAATTCAGTTCTTAAAAAATCTGTAATATTAGATTGATTATTATAAACATTACCAACAGCTTCTGATGCTTGTTTTTTAAAATATTCTTCCATAGATAATTGTTCCGATGTTTCAACATCATCAGATAAATTATCTACTTTAGTAATAGCAGATTCAGTGCTCCTATTATTTAAATTTTTAACAAATTTATTAGATCCAGACATAAATATGTTTTTATATTTTGTTATGTTACCTTCTGCTTTCCACTTATTTTTAGAAAACATCATAGATGATAATAATTTCTCATCCATATTGTCATATTGAGTTTTTATATCATCTAATAATTCATTATATTTAGATCTATAATTTTGTTTAGCTATAGGATCTTTTATATTATCTATATTAGAATCTATTATACTTTTTATTTGTTCATATTTTTCTGAATAAGTAATAGCTGTATTTTTATTAATTTCTGATATAGAAATTCTAATATTATCATTTACAATTTCATCATTAAGATCGTTAAATTTTTCATCTATTATAGATTTATTAATAGATTTTTTATTTTTAGCTTCTTTTTTGATTTTTATAGTTTTATTAACTTTTTCTATTTCTGATTTAATATTATTACTAAAAGATGTATATTTATCTTTTATTAAATTTAATTTTTCAGGAGATGATGTATAAACTCTATCTATATATTCATTAACTTGTTTATCTATTATTTTAAATTGTTCTGTTTTAGATAAATATTTATAAGATTGTTTTACATCTTTAGTTATATCTTTTATTACATCTTGTAATTCTTCATCTTTAATTTCTCCTTGTAATGTATTAAAAATTTTATCTAAATAAACACCTGCATTAGAAGGAGTTATAAGGTCTACAGCATCTTTAGATTTAGATACAGCTAATTTAGTATTAAGTTTAGCTTTTTCATATACATTACTTATACCTTCTGTATAATAAGATCTATTTTTCTGTCTATCTCTAGTGATATCAAAACTTCTTTGTACTTCTGCATCTCTATCTATATTAGTAGATAACATGGTATTAACTGCTAATGATTGATTAAGTAAACCAGTTTTATCCATAAAATCTTTTAGATATCTAGTTTCACCACGATCTATTAATTTTTGAAGTTTAGGAGTAATATTAATATTCTTCATAGAACCTAATATTTCATTATTAATATCTTGTATAGATCTCATTGATATTTTACCATCTGAATCACTTATGGCTTTTAATAATAATCCAGCTACTTGTTGTTTATGATCTACACCATCGAAAATAAATTTTATATATTTAGATTCATATCCTTTTTCTATAAATTCAATAATCTCATCGGGTTTAATTAAATATTGAGTAAATATATGATTAGCTATAGTTTTAGCTAATTCATTTTGAAGTTTATCAAAATCTGCCGTATAATCATCACCTCTCATATTAACAAGAGAAGCTTTCACAACACCAAGAGTAGAAGCTGTTATATCAGTTCTATGTTCTTTCCTTCCGAAAATTTGTTCTCCTAATCTTGTTTTTAATTTAGATTCAGATACAAATTCTCTTCTAGCCATATCATAAGCTTCAGCTTCTTGTAATGTACCAGTTCTTAATGCTTTTACTTCTTGGTGGATTTTAGATAAATATCCAGGTATGATTTCTGTTTGTGCTATTTCTACAGCATCTGCTTTACTTATATCTGCATTATCTATATCAACATTAACACTATGTCTTTCTCTCATAGATGGTGTTAATATAGATAAAATATTACCTAAAACACCACCTTTATCTTTTATATCCTCAACTTTTAATGCTGCTGATTCTTTTAAATTACCTAAATCTCTAGATAAACCTATATTTCTATTGATATCATAAAATCTATTAGTTAATAACTTACTACCTAAAAAACTTGCACCAAACTTAGCACCTTTACCAGCAGCACCGACTACGCCTTTTTCTTCTTCTGGCATCATACCACCGGCTTGGTCCATCATATCCATATTTTGGTTAGCCATGTTCAACATCATATTGCCAAAACCTAAAGAAGAAGACATTTTCCCTTTTAGGTTTTTAATAATGGTATCTCCATAACTAGACATTTTATCTTGAAGACCTTTAGATATTCTTGCACGACCTTCTTGTTTGAAACTTTCAAAATGTTTAGTTTTTTGTATTTCTGGTAATGATGTATTTTTAGTTATAGCATTAAGTTTATTTTCAACTGATTTAGTTAAAGCTTGTAATAAAATAAAAGAATCTCTAGCTAAATTAACATGTTTATATTTTAATCTAAGAGATTCTTTCATAAATGCCATAGACTGATTAGCATTAAAATTATTTATATTAATAAGTTCTTTATAAACTAATCCTATACCATCATTTAATTTAGCTGATGATTTAATAGTTAATTGCCTATCTACTAATGAATTTAATCGCTCTTCTTCATTACGAACTTGTGTTTGTTCTTGTTGTAATTTAAATAATTCAGTTAAACGATTATCTATTTCTTCATTACGTTTTTCTTCAGTAGATTTTTCTTTAATAACAGTTTGTGTTACTTCTTCTTGTTTTTTAAATACATCATCTAATTTTTTATAAAGTTTATTAGGAATAAATTTTTCAGCTTTAGGTAATGCTTTAGAACCAATTTCTTTAACAGTCTTAGCAGTATCATTAAATTCTTTTAATATTTCATCTTTAGCTGAAGATAAATCATACTTAAAAAATTGTAAACTACTTGTTAAATCTCCTAACTCAGGAATACTTTCATTTACAGCTTTTTTTATTCCGTCTGCGGAACCTTTAATAAATTCTTTTCCAACAAATTTACTTATTTCAACAGTTCCTTCAACAGGTTTTCTATCTTTCCCTATATCGTCAAAATCAAAATCAAATTCATCATCATCCCATATATCGTTGTTATCAACCATGAGACTAACTCCTTAAAATTTTATGTAATTAAATATCTATCTATATAATTAAAGTTAGTAAATATTCGTAATAATAATTCTGTATTTTCTAACATTAGTTCTTCTGATAGATCTTTTTTTTCTTCAGTTATTACTTTAGTAGAACATATATATTTATTTAATAATTTAAAGTTATA